TTTGTGCCTTTTGGCGTGTTGGATAAACCAGTTGTTGTCTTGGTCCCAGTCATTGACTATCAGTCCAGTGAAATCTGCGCCATCCTTTAAACTCTCAGCTACGTCTATGATTGCAACTCTGCTTGTAGCTCGGTATTTTAATTCTATTTCTTCAAACTCTTTGTTTAACCACTCCATTCTAAATGGTCTGTTCTCATCGGCTATTGGTTCGTTTAGGTATTCTTTATAGAATTTACTGGTTCCTTTACCTTCCATTTCCATTTCGGCTTTTTTCCTCATTAGCTTTTCATAGCTCCACCTTTCAGGCCATAACAGAGTGTTCTCGGGGTCATTCCTATCAAAGGCTTTGTAAATCTTTCCGTTAAATTGTGCGATTAAATTGTTTAATAGGCTATCATTATGTAAAATCGTTCCACGGACTTTGATTGAGCCGTCTATATCAACTGCAGGGACAATACCTCCGCTGTAGTTCTCTCGGTATTTCTTTCTCTGTTCTTCATTTTCAATATGCTCATCACTCTCTACGTCATCAACATAAATCTTTGTAGGTCGCCACTCATTGCTTTTTAAACCTCTAATCGGTGTATTAAAACCTTTAGCTCTCATTCTTACACCGTTTATAAATACATCACCTTGGGCGTCTTTGTTTTTTTCGTCATATTTCCCGAAGGCGTTGACTTTTACTAATTCGCCATAAACTTGGATTACTACCAGATTATCTCTAAACTCTTTTACTACACCAGTTATTACTTCACTTGCTTCGTTAAAGGTCTTCTCTACCACCACAATGAATTTTTCCATTCCGTTTGCTACTTGAAAGCAAATACACAGTTGGTTCAAGGTTGTCTTGCTAAATCCACGAGGTGCAGCGGTGTATTCATTCTTAGTACTGAAATTTTCTCTTATCAATTCTCGGTGAAAGTCTGGTGTTGCGTCTCTTAGATAGTGTGGTAAAAAGAATCTGCCCCATAAAATTACCTTATCAATCAATTCTTCTTCATTCTCCCAGTAAGAGAAATACCCTCTTAGTGCTTCCCAGTCTTCGGCTTCAGCCAATAGTTTTACTTCTTCGGCTAAAGCTGTGTAACTCATACTTTTTTCAGATTAGCGATTCTTGCTTTTACTTCTTCTGGTGAGATTATTTTAATTTCTACCTGTTCTGGGGCGTATCTTCCCTTTAGTTTATAAAAATCAGATATTGCCCTCATTTTTGTTCCTAAGTCTGTAAACTGATTAACTAGAAATAAATGTTGTTTTTCTATATTTTCCTCGTTAAATCCACCATCTTCAAGTAATTCCCTTATTCTGTTTATAACCTTAACATTACTTAATAACTGAGAAGATGCTGCACAAGCTGTTTTATACCAATTAGGTTTTGTTCTGTCTATCTCATAAACCTCTAAATAGCACTGAACTCCATTACCAAACATTTCTCTATCACCATTAACATACATTTGACAAAATGCTTCCTGTCTTTCATTTAATTCTGGGCGAGTTCTTTCAGCGGACATAACTTCATAAACTTTTAAGGAATGCAATAAATTCTTTGTTTGATAGTTTTCTTAGTTCTGTACTAGATTCAATTATTCGGTTTAAAAGATAGTTTTGTAATAGGGGTCTTAGTTCTTCACTAACTCCTAGGTTTTTTAGAGCTGTTGGGATTTTATTTATAATTTCTGCTTTAACGTCCATTACGGGTTCTTTTTTAAACCAAGACATACTATTTAGCTTTACCTACGATTTTTTTATAAATTGGGCTTTGAACTATTTGTTTTACTTTTGGTTGGGGTTTTTTCATATTTTAAATTTATATATTAGCCGCTAATTTCCAAGTAGTGTGGGCTACTTGAAAGTTAAACGGTTTTTAAACTGCTTTTTACAGCGGCTAAGATATAATTTTCTCGCTCCTCCCTCCAAGTGGCGATAATGTATAATCCCTTTTGCCCTTAATTTAGCGGTCGAGCCTAACTAGGGGACAAATATTCTGATTGGGTTGGTAAAGATATTTAAGCCAAGAGAGAGAAGAGTAAAAAAATAAAAACGCAAAATAATTGCGTCTACTAACAATTCCGTAGATTGTTTTTGTGGTTCTCCATATTTGTAAGGTTTCAAAACCTCTGTTCTGACTTCCAGGTAAATCCCCATACGAATATACCAGTACCTAAGCCAGAACACAACTTTCAAAATAAACCTACTTATAGCGTGTAGGATAGCATAAAATAGGTCTAAAGTCAATTTGCACCACTACCAAAGTTGTCTGCCAAACTCTAATCTTTGTTCGGCTCTTCTCTTTTTCATCCAAAGGGCTTTTTTAGCTTTTACTTTTTGTAGGTGGGCGTAGGCTCTCCAATAGAGTTTATAGTCTGAAGTATCTATGTTGGTTTTTTCGTGGGTTCTTTTTACTCTGACCTTAATAATAATTCCTTGTGAGCAAATAGGGCACACTTTAGAAGTTTCGTTGTTGTATAAACAAAAACAAATAGAACATTTTGAAACTCTATTCATATTTTTGTTTTTTATTTCCCCAAGTGTCTGTTTTTCTATGACACGGGATACACAAAGTACGACCATTATTTATATCAAACCGAAGTTCTGGATAATCGGCAAATCTCTTAATGTGGTCTGCTTCTAAACCACCGCTTTTCTTCTTCCCACACCACACACAAGCGTATTTGTCTCGTTCGAAAACTGATTTTCTCCAAAGGTTATACCTTCTTGATTTTCTTAATCTTACTAGTTTTGGGTAATCTTTCATTTTTCCGCCTCTCCAACCAGGGCTTTTTTCTCCTCTACGAGCAAGACTCATTTTTCTTTTAAATTCTTCCGTGTGTTTTTTACCTAACATCCCTCTTGAAGCCCAACTATGCTTTTTACCTTTATGAGCTAAACTAATTTTCTTCTTAGTTTCTTCTGTTTGTCTTATCCCTATATGGGCTAAAGACATTTTCTCTCTTTCTTCCTTAGAAAAGTTTCTCTTATAATTTGGGTTTCCTTCACCTTTTTTAAATACACTTCTTTCAGTAATTTTCCTTCTATGTTCTTCAGATAACTTTTTCCCAATATGCCATTCTGCCTGTTTTGAAAGGATTAAATGCGTAGGGTTTACACATTTGTAATTTTTACACTGTTGTCTAACAAGGAGTCCATCTGGAATTTTTTCCTTATATAATTCATAAGAAAACCTTTTTGCAGAGTGCCTTTTCCCTTTTACTTTAAAAAGCATTGAAGAATTTTTTCCCACCCATTTTTGCCACTCCCAACAGCCATCGCTAGAAATAACAAAGCTTTTTTCAAAACGCTTTTGAGATAGGCTCGCCTTATATTCTACCCAACAAACTCTATTACAAAATTTACCTCTTTTTTTATAGTTATTTGGAAAATGAACAACTTTATTACATTTTAAGCAATTACGTTTTATCACATTTTAGCCCTCCTCTTTTGTCCAGCTTTTACGTGTCTACCTTTTCTATCTCTATCAGCTATGTTCTCGGTCATTGTACCAAGCCATAAGTGGTCTGGGTTGACACAAGAAGGAAAATCGCAGGAATGACAGACACAAATATCTTTTCTTAACTCACCAGTTATCATTCTAAAAATCTGATAAGCAAATCTGTGGGCGTAAACTTTTTTTCCATTAAAACTAAAACCGCCATAACCACTTGGAAATTTAGCACCTGTCCACTCCCAACAACCATTTTTTAAGATTTTAAATTTAGAGAAAAACCTCTCCGAGACTAACATATTTTACATCACGTTGATAACGACTAAGCATTTATATTATTCCACAAATAAGTGGTTTTGTCAATAGAAAATGGGGTGTGCATAACTTCTTGACAACTGTTTTGTTTTGGTGTATGATTTCTTTATCAGTTTAATTTAATGTCGTTAAGAGCGACCGCAGACAGTATCAAATTTTATATGCAGCCGTTTATTTTTTTACAAAGAACATATCCGAAGACGGAGCATTTTGCCACCAGCCTAATGAGTATTGAGAAATCAGTACGGAGTGGGTTTGGAGCGTTTGTTCTGTCTGCGAATATGTTTTTTTAATTATATGGTGGATGTTCAACTAGAAAATGGATACTGCTCACTTGCTACTGAATTGGTAGACCAATTTTGTCGTTATCGTTTAAGCGGTGAGGAGTGGTTAGTTTTGTGGGCTATTTTCAGAAAGACATACTGCTGGCACAAGAAAGAAGATAAGATTGCCCTATCTACCTTTGCTGGAATGACTGGATTAAAACGCCCTACTGTACTACGAGCCTTACAGAAGCTGTCATCAAAAAAGATTATAGATATTATCAAAAAAGATGACAGACAACCCAATACATATAGATTTAATAAGCACTTTGACACTTGGTTATCATTATCAAAAAAGGATACACTGTCATCAAAAAAGATAATGCCTGTAATCAATAAAGATAATGAACTGTCATCAAAGAAGAGACACTCAATAGATATAAAAGATACTATTCAAAAGATAGGGCGTTTCACGCCCCCCTCTCTTTCCGAAGTTGGGGAGTACATATCCATTATGGGTTACAGTGTAGACGCAGAGGCTTGGTGTGCTTTCTATGAAAGTAATGGGTGGAAAGTAGGAAAGAATAAAATGGTTAGTTGGAAAGGGGCGGTCGCAACGTGGGCGAAAAGAAACGAACCAAAACTAAATGAGTACCAAAAAGCAATCAAGGTTCTAAGCGTAATCAAGTATGGAACTCCTGTCTATTCCAAGAAGGTGTGGAGGGGAATAGACCTCGCTGCTATCAAGGTAGCCCTAGACTCCTTCTACCCAGACCAAATTGACCTACTACCTAACGGAACAGCTACAGTCCTTTCAAACATAGATGAAATTAAAAAACATTTAAACTAATATATGACTAACTTGGAGGTAGCAAAAAAATACATCAAAGCAGGCTTCTCGGTAATCCCTATTCCATTGAAATCTAAAATTCCCTTAATTGCTTGGAAGGAATACCAGACTAGATTTGCCACTGAAGAAGAATTAAAAACTTGGTTTGTGGATAATGAAAACATAGCTATTATTACTGGTCAGCTTTCAGGCATCTCGGTGGTAGATGTAGACGCAAAGAGTGGGGGGTTAGAAACAATTCAAACTCTTAAACTTCCCCTAACTTGGACTGTTAAGACTGGCGGTGGTGGTTGGCACTATTACTACAATTATGACAAGCGAATTAGTCAAACCGCAGGAATTTACAAAGGCATCGACATAAGAAATGACGGAGGTTATGTAATCGCCCCACCGAGTATTCACCAGTCAGGACTCCGCTATGAGTGGTCTTGGAAAGAAGAGGAAAAAGCAGACTTCCCCTTCCACTTATTTCAACAAAAAGAGATTGTAAAAAAAGATTGGACAGAGATTATAGGACACGGTGCAACAACTGGAAACCGAAACGATTTGGCGACTAAGATGTTTGGGGTTCTTTTCAACTTAATCCAACCTAAAGAATGGGAGTCAATCGTTTACCCATTAGGTCAGGCTTGGAACTTAAAAAACAATCCCCCTCTCCCAGAAAAAGAACTAAGAAGTGTATTTGATAGCATCGCAAAAAGAGCCATAAACAATGTTCGTACTCCGACACTCGGAGAAATTCTCCAAAATAACTTCACCCCACAAGAAATCGCCGAAAGAATTAAGGTCAAAAACCGAGAGGTTAAAAAGTTCTTCTCTTGGGGCGACGCATACTTAGACGAACTGTTCCCTTTACTTGAGTACAAAACCTACACCGTTCTGTTTGGTCAGTTCTCGTCAGGTAAGACTACGTTTGCAATGTCAATGGCTCGTATGAACGCTATGGCTGGGCATAAGGTTTGTTTTCTAACCCTAGAAATGAGCAAAGAAAAATTACTGCAACTGTATTCATTTAAACGGGGTGGGATTACTAAGGAAAAGTACAAAGCAGGGGATTATGACGAAAGTATTTTTGACAAATACACCAAAGAACTAGAGAGCGTTGACTATATCGGGATTGACGAAGAAAACCCAAAGAACAAATACACCCTAGATGACATTGAAGAAATCATCAAAACCAAGAAACCAGATGTGCTTTTTATAGATAATTTTAATAAGTTAAGAGGCGCTGGGACTAATGATATAAATACCGACAATGAAACATCTTCCAGACTTCTCTTTATGACAAGAACCTACCGAGTTGCTATCGTTGTTTTACATCACGCCAACAAACCAGCGAAGGAGAAAAAGAAAAGCATTTTGAAGGGAATTGGTGGAATGAGAGGAACTAATAAAATCAATGATGACGCTGATATAGTCGTTGAAATCGGCAGACCAACCGAAGAACAACTATTAGAAAATCCAAAGAATCTTTCTCTGGTAGCTGTCTATAAAGATAGAGACTGGGATTGTAGAGGGACTTATAGGCTACTCTTCAATGATGGAATATTCTATGAAGAAAACAACCCAAACTACGCAGACCTAGACGCAATAGCTAAATCATTTAACGAACCACCCTTATGAGTAAAACACAAAAGTGCCATAGAGTAGAATTTGAAAGTTCAGCTGGGCTACAAAAAGCCTACTACCAGTACGAAAACGAAAACGGAAATAGTAGTCCTTGCGAACTGTTCCTAAACTTTGAACAGCAAGGAGATTTTGACTCGACAAAAGGAATTAAAATCAACTTTTTCGGTGATTGGGAACACGATGGTTTTGTCCGCTTCTGTCATAAGATTGCCAAACAGTTCCCAGTAAGAAAAATTACCCTGATAGAACAACTAAGACTAAAAATAAGACAATGGCTACAAGTTTAACCCTTTATAAATAATAAGCCTTATGAAAGAAGAAAAAAAATATAGTCAGTGTTGTGGAATAATCGCTTTAAGAAAACCACACGAACAAGGCTACTTCTGCTCTCACTGCCTTAAAGATTGTGAAACACAAGACTACTACGATACCAAAGAAACTCTACTACTAACCAAAATAAAAGAACTACTACAAGAGATTTTAAAAGCCTTGAAGGAGAAATATGCCTAAACTAGAACTCACAAACGAAGATAATATGGTGCTGATGAAAAGATACCCTGATAAATATTTTGAATTAGCGATAGTAGACCCTCCATATGGGATAGACATTACGAACGAATGTATGGGTGGAAGGAATACAATTAAACCCGACAAGTCTAAAAATTGGGATAATGCAGTGCCAACAAAAGAATTTTTTAATGAGTTATTTAGAGTAAGTAAAAATCAAATAATTTGGGGCGGTAATTACTTTGAATTACCAGTGAGTAGATATTTTGCTATATGGGACAAGGGAGAAACAATGTATGGTCGTGATTTTGCAGAGTGTGAGTTGGCTTGGATTAGTGGGGGAGGTACAAGAATTTTCAAATTAAACCCCAATCAGTTAGACCGTATTCACCCAACACAAAAACCTGTTGCACTTTACAAATGGCTTCTTAAAAACTACGCCAAAGAAGGAGATAAGATACTTGATACTCATCTTGGCTCTGGTTCAATCGCCATTGCCTGCCACTATATGGGCTTTGATTTAACAGCGTGTGAACTGGACAAAGAGTATTACGATAAAGCGGTTGAAAGAATAACTAACCAAACTAGACAAATAACTTTACTTTGAAGGAGAAATAAATAAACAAATATGAAAAAAGTATACTTTAAATGGGCAGATACCACCTCCCCTGTTGAAAAAACTTGGTGGAACATTGAAGACGCTTTAGCTTGGGCAGAAAATGATAGTTACTGGGTTGAGCAGGTAGGGTTTTTAATTAAGAAAACTAAAAAATATATTCTTATTTGTGGTCATATAAATATTACCCAATCCGAAGGGCAAGAAATAAAAACCATAGGCCAGTTACTAAAAATTCCAACTACTTGGATAAAAGATTTTAAAATTCTATGAACCCCCCAAAGGATTATGTTCTACCAAAGATAAAACTATGAATCATATTAGCGAAACAATTAAAAATAAAAAAGTAAAATCTAATTACTTTAAATGCCCTCGTTGTTTAGAATTTCAAGCCTATACTTTTTGGAGTGATGAGCAAAAGAAAATGAAGTATCGTTGTTGCTTCTGTTTTAAAGAGGATTTTCTTATGAATTTAGCCTCGGAATCGAAAAATAGTTTATCCACAGACCCTACTTGACAGATATTCTGTTAAGGTGTATAATTACTTCATACAAGGTCAAGCACAGCGTCTTGACCACAGAGCAAGAACGCTATACGAGCCAAGGCTCAAATCCCTGTTCTCTGCTCACCAGTTTATTCACCTAAAACAAAGTATGAAGAAAAAATACTTTAGAGATTGGCTTGCGTTCTATTTGTGGTTTTTAACCAAACGTAACCCAATAATTAGATAATATGTTTAAGAAAAGAGAACACACTAACAAAGGTAAAAAGTATATGACCCAAACTAGAAAGGGAAAGATACTTACCGCTAGAGTTATCACAGGAATATTTGCAATAATTATTCTACCAGCTATCGCTTCGTTTGTTTATACAGCTAACTATAACGTGGTGACTACAGCTTATGCTCAGGTTCCAAGAAATGAAACTAAAGAATTGACTCTATACCAACAGATTTCAGACGCAACTAACGGAGAGAATGTAGATGTAATTTATAACCTATGTAAAGCCGAGAGTGGTTGTAGAAAATTTGCGGTCAATAAAAACACAAACGGAACATACGACTACTCAACTTTTCAGATAAATTCAGTACACATAATCGGAGATAAGTTTAGCAAAGGTCGTGGAACTATCACTATGGAATGCGTGTACGATTTAGCCTGTTCTGCTAAGTGGGTTAATGAGAAAGTAAAGAAAGGGCAATTACATATTTGGGTTGCCGCTAAAAAAATCTAATATGCAAGATGATAATCAAGACATCGGAAACGAAGACCTACACGAACTTGCAGGTTTAACCTGTACAGGTAAAGACGAAGACGGAGACTTAGAATGGGTAGGTACTCAAAAACAATGGGATAGGTATGAGGACTTGTGCAAGACACAAGAGAAAGATGAATTTTAATATGGACTTAATTAGCCAAGACTTAGAAAGACACTTGGAAATCAATGATGGCTTAATAGAGGGAGAAGATTTAAACAACCTAAACACGATTGACGAAGTAATAAGTGCAGAGGAAGAAGAGTTTTTATCAGAACAAAACAGACTAGAAGCAGAACAAGAGGCAATAGACCAAGGGGCTAACCCAAATAATATAAATTAGTATGGATAAAGAGATAGCTATTTTCGTTAAATCCTCAAGAGAAAAACTTAATTTATCCCAAGAAGAATTTGCTAAAAAGTTGGATATTTCAAGAGTGGCTTTATCAAGCCTTGAGACTGGAGATAGAAACTTGCGTGCCGAAGAATACATCCGCATTAAACAAATTCTTAAAGAGAAAGGAGCAGAATTAGATTATTTAAGAACTAGCTTAGAATAATATGTCTAAATACTACTTAGAAATTGCTCTTAACGGAGAACGCCACCTCGGGGCAGACTGGAAATTCCAGTTTCCGAAGTTTGGGGTTTTTGCGGACACAAAAGAGGAGTGCGAAAAGGAAGTTAGAGAATGGCAAAAACAATTTATCAAAGACGTAAAGAGCAAAGGCAAGAAGAAAGAATTAGAAGAAATACCCTTTGACTCTGTTAATCCAGACCGCCCAGTTAAAATGCTTACTAACCCTAAAGAATAAAATATGGCTTTTCCAATTCGTGCTACAGACGGTTTAAAGTTTCAAGTAAAACAATTTATCAAATACTTTTACCAAAAATGGGACGGTGCAAAGATGATTAAAACAGATATTCCAGCAGCAGGGTTTAGTGAGAGATACCTTTTTGACCTTATTGACGGACAACAAATAGAACTCTCAGCCGACCAGTGGCAGCAGGCTCTCTTAAAGGCCTTTAAAGCAAAAAAACACTGGAAAGACTGCCAGTATGTAATTAAAACAAACGGACAGCAAGGAAAAGAAATAAGATACTTCGTAAATTTAGCCCCTACAAGCGTCGCAAATCATTCGGCCTCATCGAATATCGAAAAAACCCCAAACACCTCTCTAACAGCCTCACAACAAGCTACAGACCCCAACGAAGAACATACTTGTTCAGGAGATTTGCCATTTTAAAGGTGTAGAACAAAAATATGGATGAACTAAAAGAAAAAATCAGCAAAGCAAGTAAAAAGATGTGGGCAGAAATGCCCCCAGAAATGAAAAAGGCACGTTTATCTAAAGCAGGTAAAAGTGGTGGGAAGAATAGGTGGAAGAATATGTCTAAAGAGGAAAGAAAAGCACATATCAACAAAATGATTACAGCTAAAAAATTAGTATGAAAACAGCACAAAGTCTGATGGAATTTATTGAAAAAGAAGTATCTGATGGAAAACCTTTTTCGCCTGCAAGGTGGATTGAAGGGGCTTTACAAGTAAATTCTCTTGCTAATGACCTTGACGCTAAAGTAGCCCACTATGAAGCTACCCTTGCGAAGATAGAAGCAGAGTATATTAAACAAGACTTACCAGCCTCTAAAGCAAAGGCATTAGCTAGGGCAGAAATAGACCTTGAAGACTATCTTAAAACTAGAGCTTTGATAAACAGAATAGGGGAGTTCTTATCGCTAGCTCGAAGAAGAGCGACAATAATTGAAATCTAGTATGTTAAAAGTATTTTTGTATGCAGTATCTCGCTGGTGGACAAAACAACTCAAAGCCTACGACGAAAGAGAAACCTTGCAAGAAATGTCAGAAAGGGAAAAGACTACCAACTCGCTCATTCTGTTATGGATGTCTGAGAACGCAAGAGCGAGAAAAGCGTGCAAAGAAAAAAGAGGCACGTTTACTAAGGAAAGCCAAATCTAAAGAAAAGAAACAAAATAATCAATGGTGGGGTAAGAGGGTGTGGAGGCTATTCGTAAACTACCTAAAATCAGAGCAAGCTACATTTTCAGGGTACATAACCTGTTATACTTGCCCTAAGACTTTACCAAAAGAAGAAATGCAAGGTGGGCACTGTTTTCATAGAGGCCGAGGTGCTTGGAGAAGAATAGACTTTGACCCAAAACATATCCATTTTCAGTGTGCGGGCTGTAACATAAACGGAGGTGGAAAAATCCCTATCTTTACAGTTAATTTAATCAGAGACTACGGCTGGCCTTATTATGAGGAGTTAAAGGTGGGCAGTATGTCTGGTGGATTAAGCGTAGAACAGTTGAAAGAATTATTTGAAAAATATCAAGGTTTATTAAAGAGTAAATAATATGCAAAAACCACAAAATATTAGTGAGGTGGAGAAACTTTGGGATGAGACATTTCAACTACCATTCCCAATAAATCCTAGACGAGCAAAAACCTTTGTCCGTGAATCTATCCTCTCTCTATTAGAAGGGTTAAGGATGGAGGAAGAGAAACATTGGCAAGGCTGCATAAACAACGTAAGCCCATTAGATTGTAACGGGTTCTGTCAGGCAAGTGGCAAAAATATAATAATTAAACAGCTACAAGAAAAGCTAAATCAAATAATTAAATAGAGTATGGAACCAAAGAATTTTATTTTAGTGTTTATGGCGATAACAATTTGGGTAATCTTAGATGTTGCTTTTTGGAAATATTTGGAGGAGAAATTAAACAAAGATTTTATTTATTTAACCCTACTCTCTGGACTCATTGTGCCGTTATTAGTAGCTTATTTTTTACTTTAAATAGAGTATGTCAAAACCATCAAATCCTCCAGCATTCCCTTGTTCAGATATTAGAAATGTAAAAGCCACGGGAATGACTCTCAGAGATTATTTTGCGGCTAAGGCGATGCAAAAGCTTATGGAAGACGATATGACAGTAGAGAGTGGTTTATCAACATCTTCCTATTTTATTGCCGATTCTATGTTAAAAGAACGTGAAAAAGAACAATCCTAATATGTACCTATCACTTGAAACGTCAAAGAAACTAGACCAAATGGGGGTGGAGTTAGACAGAAAAACAGAGTTTTATTGGAATAATGGGTATTTGAGACATAAAGACGAAGAGTACCTTGAATTTACAGACCAATGTTCCGCATTTCTCTTATCCGACCTCCCAGAAGTCCTTAAACAAATTGCCCTAAAGAAAGACCTAAATACTCTCTGGGCAGAAATGGAGTTTATTGGCTTGTGCAGGGAGTTCTATCGTAAAGGCTGGCAAGAAATGGAAAAACAATTATTAACTATTTTAGAATAAAGGAGTATGGAAGAGAAATCACCAGAACAAATTGCCTTAGAAGCTTTTCTAGCTAAAATGGCAAACAAAATAGACAAAATTGAGAACGCAATTATTGAATTAGCAGCGAGACTAGAGAGTGGTATATGGCAAGGAACAGGAGAAGAAGTAGGTAGAATTTTAGATAAATAACCCAATCACTAGGAGCTTAAAAGGCTAGTTTAATAAATATAAGAAATAGGAGTATGTGGACAGATAAAATCAATCAAGTATGGCAAGGGGATTGCCTAGAGCTAATGAAAGAAATGCCTGATAAGTGTGTGGATTTGGTTTTGTGTGATTTACCCTATGGGACTACAAGAAATAAATGGGATAGCGTTATCCCTTTGGATTTAATGTGGAAAGAATACGAACGAATTATAAAAGACAATGGGGCAATAGTTTTAACGGCTCAAACACCTTTTGATAAAGTTTTAGGTTATAGTAATCTTAAACTTTTGAAATACGAATGGATATATGAGAAGCCAATGGCAACAGGGCATCTCAATTCAAAGAAATTACCAATGAAAGCTCACGAGAATATATTGGTTTTTTATAAGTCTTTGCCTTTGTATAATCCACAGATGTTAGATGGTAAACCATATAAGTCAATCTCTGGTAGGCCCAGCTCAAATTATGGCAAACAACACTCCGTACCCAGTGATAATAAAGGTGTTAGATTTCCTAGAAGTATAATCAGATTTGCACTAGACAAGATAAAATTTCACCCCACCCAAAAACCAGTAGCCCTCTTTGAATACCTAATTAAAACTTACACCAACGAAGGAGACTTAGTTTTAGATAATTGCGCTGGTTCTTTTACCACCGCCATAGCTTGTAATAATTTAAAAAGAAAATGGATTTGTATGGAAAAAGAAGAAGAATATTGTGAAATTGGAAAACAGCGTTTAAGACAACAAGTTTTAATTTAATCTCTCCCCCTAAATAACTTGAGTACACTTAATAATTCAAAGGTTGGAAGAAGTGGTGGCGGATAATTGGTGCCGGGGTGCGTTCCTTTCCAGAGCTAGGTTTAAGAGTTTGAGAAGAATATGGGGTAATTACCCAGAAAGGGCTCAAAATAATCACTCACACGCTGGATAAAATTCATCGCAGGTTCGGGCTCATATCCTGAATTGAAGTAAGGTTGATAAATTCAACACCCGGCTCCAATTATTCGTCAAGTTTCTCACTAGCCTTTGAAACATAAAACTAAACAAAAGAGAATACCAAGATTCAAACAATCGTCTTGATAATATATTAAATAAAGTATGACAATAAGCGAAGCGGTTAAGTTGGCAGTGGAGAACGGGTGGAAAGATGGAGAAGAGATAGAAGCTGCTCTATATATGGGACAAAAAATGAATTTGGAGTATGTAGTTCTTTTAGACAAAAACTTTTGGATTGCTTTGGGGAAAGGTATGGGGTGGAAAGAAGAGTGGGAGCAGTGCCTTGGTAGCATACATTGTAAAAGAGGCGTAGACGAAAAACATAATCCCTGTATTTTTGATAAATATCCCGCCCAATGGAAAACAAAATGGCACGAGTTCTTAGATTGTTTAATTGGCGGAGGCACACCCGATTCGTACTTCTCAACTTTAGCAACTAAATATAAGTAAACTTAAAAACTAGTATGAAGAAATTTTATATAGCAAGTGATTATTCAGGGCTATCCGCAGGGGAATATGATTTTTACTTTGGATATGAAGAAGTGATTGATGATGAATGGGCGTTTGTTGTGAAGAAAAAAGGCCAAGAAGTCTGGCGAACTAAACAAAGCGAGCTTGGCATTGGGAACGGTCGCCCTATGGAAGAGTATCTATTACAAGGTATAGGAATGTATTTTGATAAACTTAAAAACTAAATAAAAAGGTGGTTATGTGGTTGGGGAACGGAGCATTATGCAGGAAGCTACTATCCGTAGTCCGAAGCCAAAGTACAAGGCTTGACCTGTAGCTGAAATAAAAGGACTGTTTCCCCACCACAAAATCACCAGTTAATTTATATAAGAGAAAAATGTTATGGAAAAAGAAATAATAAAATACCTACCATATTTACTTTCTGCAATCACGGCTTATTCAATGTTGTTGGCAGGAAACAAAAAGCGAGGTGCTTGGCTGGTAGGGTTAGTTAACCAATTTTTATGGCTAGTGTGGATTTTTCTCTCTCATACTTGGGGGCTAATCCCGATGAATATAGTTTTGTGGATTGTATATAGTCGGAATTACTTAAAATGGAATAAATAACCCCCTAAAGGCAACTAAGCCTTGGGAAATAATAGGATGTATGAAAAACAATAACGAGTGGATAAAATTATTAAAATTTGCGTTAAAAGTGAGCGTTGGTTTAAACGTAATTCTCTTTTT